TAAAAGAAATTGCCAGAGTAACTTTAGAGTTGTCTCGTTATTACTTAGAGGAATACCACGTCATACCTATGATTGGTAAATCTGAACAAGTCAACATGGCAGAATTCAAACACTCCGATAAAAATAAGTTTAGGTTTGACGTTGAGGCAATTTCTGATGATGCAGACACCATGCTAGGAAAACAATTGGCGATTAACCACACACTTCAATACGTTGGTGGGCAACTAGAAAGAAGTGACATTGGTAAGATGATTAGGGCCATGCCATTTGTAAATTACGAAGAGGCTTATGGTGATTTAACTCTTGACTACGATATGAGTAAGAACGATATGCTTGCAATGGAAAGAGGCGAACAACCTATGGTTGGTCCTTATGATAAGCATGAGTATTTAATAAACCGTGCCGTTAATAGAATGAAGAAACCAGACTTTAGGTTACTTCATCCACAGATTCAACAAATGTACCAACAGTATGTAGCTGTCCATCAGCAAGCAGAAGTTGAACAACAGTTGAAAATACAACGAGCACAATCAGGGTACATTCCCACGGATGGGCCATTAGTTAAAGTTGATATGTATGTCAACGATGCCGATGGAGAAACTGTTAGAGCAAGAATGCCACAAAGGGCACTCGAATGGCTTGATAAACAGTTGTCAGCACAAGGAACCTCGCTGCAAAAAATGATGAACATGAACGAAGGGGCAGTTGCTCAGATGGCTGAACAAATGCCTCAACAGGGTGGTCAGGTTCCACAAGGAGCTCTACCCCTTGGTTAAAGCCAAACCAAAGGAGAAAGCATGAATTTTGGCAGTAAGAATTTTGAGAGATTTCTATTTAACGACGAACCCGAGGACACGGGTGGGGGGTTTGATTTTGAGGCACTAGCTCAAAAAGCAGACGAGTTAGATAAAACAGAAGATGAAACCCCTGCGGAAGAACCAGAGGTTCCTAGTGAAGAACCAGTTGAAGCCCCTGCGGAAGAACCAGAGGTTCCAGTTGAAGGTGAGGAACTACCAGCGGAAGAAAATTCCCCCGAGGGTTTTGCACCAGATTTATCGTTCAAGGCCTTAGATCAAGAACACAAAATGCCTGAGTGGTTAGCTAGTTCAATTACTTCTAAGGAACAAGAGGAACAACTTCGTGAAGTTTTCCAAAAAGCGGAAGGATTAGCACATATTAAGTCTAAGAATGAGCATCTAAAAGGTCAGATTGAACAAATTCAACCACAATTTGAAGAGGCGAACTCTACACTTAGTTACCTAGATCACTTGGTTAATGCGAAGGACTTGGACAACATTCAAAAGATGGCAAGGCTATCTGATGACGACATTCTTAATCACGCTGCGAAAATTTTGCAGAAGCAAGAGTTGACTCCCGAACAACAACAGGCTTACAATAATGAGATAGAGAACCGCAATTCTCAATATTTTACAACACAAGAGAACGCCACTCTTCGTGACAATCAGTACCAACAATATGTTCAAAGCCAAGAACAGATTTTAGATCAAACCCTTAACACGGATGCGATCAAGCCTTATGTTGATTTTTTCAATGGAAAGGTTGGAGAGACCTCTAACTTTAAAAGAGAAGTTATCGAATACGCGGCTAAAATACAAAACGACACTCAAGGAAAAACCATCCTTACAGTCGATCAAGCTGTTCAAGGATTTCTACAGCAAAGGGTGAAACCTTTCTACCAGGAACCAACAACGGCTACGGACAAAACTGTAGAATCGGAAGTTCCCGCCACAGAACCCCAAAACTCAGTAACTCCACCTGTTGACCCACGGGAAAAACAAGTGATGCCTACAGTAAGAGGCGGAGCAAGTAAATCCCCTGCTAAACCTATTTTTAACTCTATCGCTGATATTGTTAAGTATAGGGAGCAACATTTTGAAACTGAATAACGGATTTTATTTAAGGAGAACACAATGAATCCAATAGAAATTTTTCAAAGATTATTTCTATTCTTAATGGGTGCACATTTAAAAATGTACGCAACGGATAGAAGTTTTCAAGATATGTTAAACGAATACCTTCCTAACTCTCTTTTAAAAGAAGAGTTAATTAAGCGTGACTACGTTCTTTCAACTGTTACTAAAGATAACAAATGGAAGGGTGGAAAAATCATCGTTCCTTTTAAAGCACAAGGTGCCTCTTCTATTAAAGTTGGCGGTCTAACTGCATCTAACGACATTGCTCAGTCTAAGTACGTTAGAGGTAGCATCGACAGCTATAAAGAAGTTTGGGGTTCAATGATTTTTAATCACACTGACCTTGTTCAACACGATGGTAAAATCAAGGAATCTACTTTCCTAAGAGTTTTACCTGACACGATTGAAGATTTCATGGAATACATGAAGCACGTTGTATCTGTACAGCTTGGAAGTGGACCCCACTTCGCTACTGCTGTAGTTGATACAAACAGAGCTACTGGTCGCATTGTTGTTGACCGTATCGACCGTTTCATGCTTGACCAAAAATTGTCACTAGATGACGACGATTCTACCGCTCTTGACCTTTACGTTATTGCAATTAACGTAAGTACTGGTGAAGTAACATTATCCGCTACTCGTGGTGGTGCTGCTGCTGACCTTACAGCTTACACAGTTGCTCAGAACGCTAAGTTCTACCATGACGGTGTTTCTACAGCATCAGACATCTTTACTTCACTTCGTTCATCCCTTCTTTCTGCTGCGAACGGTGGTTCTGCCACTCTTCACGGTCAGTCAAAATTGGCTTACCCATTCCTTCAAGCTGTCAACATTAACGGTTCTTCTATCACAGCATCTAACATCATTGAGAAAATCTTTGATGCTTATGTTGATGTTAGAATCAAGGCAAGAGGTAAGGCGACTGACATTCTTATGTCATACAAGAACTTCGCAAACTGTATGAAGAAAGTTGAGCTTGGAAAAGGTGACTTCAAAGTAAGACCTGATTCAGAAAAAGCATCAATCTACGGATGGGATGAAATCGTTGTAATGCAAGTTGGTACTCGTAAGTATATCAAGTTTGTAGGCCTACAAGAGTGGGACGACGACATCATGATCTTTATGGATTGGTCTGCCGCAACTTTCCGTACAAACGGTTTCATGCGTAAGCGTACTGCCCCAGATGGTAAGCAGTATTACGAAACTCGTACGACTTCTGGTTATGCCTATATCCTCGATATGTTCCTCTTCGGAGAGCTTGAGGTTAAAAAGCCTGGTCAGTGTGCGATCATTCACTCAATCAGCTACTAAGCTAAATACGGAGACCCCTCGGGGTCTCCAATTTTTTTGGAGTAATAATGGTTGACGTTAATAAAAATCAAGTAACTTCAATGTTAAATTCTTTAAAGAATGAGTTGAAAAAAGAGTTCATTCTCCTTGATGGTTCCGACAGGGCAATAGAAGTTTATCAGGCACCACTACATACACGTGACGGCGAATTCTGTTTGAAAACAACTCTTGAATATAAGGATGCTTCCAGTACAATAGTTATAAAGAGTAAGGAAGAAATCGGAATTTGGGTTTCCGCCACAATGGAGATTTAACAAATGGTTGAAACTCATTACCTACGTTCAAAAATTTGGACGCAAATACAACACCCCTATAGACACTCTATTGATGAGTTTTCGTTTGTAAACCCAGCTCTACCAGGTGTCACTAATTTAAATCAAGCACTTTCATGGTTAGTCGCTGTTCTTTATCCGAACACACAACCTTCTGTTGCAACTCCCGCTGATTTACCAACAGGCGTAGACACCCCGAACGTGGGTGACGTTACTCCTACAATCTACGACTACAGAGTAGTTTTAGACGATGGTGATGGTAAAGCAGCATCTTATAGATGGGAGCAACGTGAGGGTGATGCTAACCCTCAATGGTATAAAATATACGATATGGATTGGGGAGAACAATCCATTCTTTCTAATTTTCTTTTATCTACTCAAGAAGTTTACGTTTACAAGTACGGTATTTCTGATAAAGACGAAAACGGAGATGTACTAACGGGCTTCGAAGCTGGTCAACATATTTTTGGTGGAGACCTTGCTAATCAAAATTTAACTTTACACGCAAACTCTGGTGACGGTGTTGGAGCAAGAACTGGATTTATTCAGCTTGACGACAACACACGTCCCACTATAACAAACACCCTTGACCTAGGTACTGCTACTGAACAATTTAGAAGTGGTTATTTTGCAACTTCTATTTTGGTTGGAAACTTAACTCTTTCAACTAATCAGGTTTTATCAAGCACGGGTACAGTTGATTTCAACGACGATAATTTAACAACTACTGGCAACATCACGGGAGCTATAGCTACCATCAATGGCCAGATAGTTGTTCAAGAAATTGCAACACCAGCTACCCCTGCCGCTGGTTATAATTCCCTCTATTTTAAGAACGACGATAAACTTTATCGCTTAGATTCATCTGGTGCGGAAAGATTAGTTGGACTTGAATTTGCTTCAACTAATGACAATAGAATTGTTAGGAGTAATGGCACGGGAGGGAGTGCTATTCAAGAATCGGGTGTTACCCTTGATGACTTAGATCAGATTTCTGGGCTTACTAGGATAGATGTAGGGAATCTTGCATTTTCTGGAAACGCCATAGTTTCTACTGATGTCAACGGTAACATTTCTTTAACCCCTAATGGCACGGGTTCAGTCGTACTGCCACGACTTACTCACTCGGGCCTAACTGACGACCGCCTGATTGTACCCAGGTCGGGCGGTTTGTTTAGCTCTACAGGCGTTTCTTTAAACGTTTCTGATGAGATAAGCGGCATCACTCAGCTTAACGTTGATAACCTAAGACTTGATGGAAACATTTTATCGAGCACAAATATAAATGGAAATATTCAGTTTAGCCCTAATGGTACAGGTAACATTGTCAACGAGGCATCTTTAAGACCTCTTACTGACACAAGTTTTGACCTTGGTTTAACTACACATAGATTTGGAAATTTATTTCTTAGTAACAGCATTGGGGATGGAGCTCTATCTATCACCATTGCGACATTACTTTCTTTTAGAGATGCGCTAGTAGGTGCTGCCTCTGGGCATACTTTATTTTTCGATGGTTCTAAATGGAACTCATCAATCCCAGACACAGAAGTTGACCACGGTTCAATTTCTGGTTTGTTGGACGACGATCATACTCAATATCTACTCCTAGTCGGTAGGAGTGGTGGCCAAGAGGTCATCGGGGGCACGGACGCATCCGATGACCTCACTTTTGAATCGAGTTCGAACGCTACCAAAGGTAACGTAGTAACGAAAGATAATTTTATTCCTTTTACCGATGCGAACTTTACAACAAGTTGGCAAGGTACAGACCTGGGAGATGCTACGCATTTCTACAGAGACATTTATTCTAAAGGAGAGCACAAGGGTCTCAGAATTGAGAACTTCACATCATTAACACTACCAACGGCAAGCGCAAACAATGTAGGCCGTGTAGTTTACGCAACTGATAATGAAAAACTTTACGTTGACACAGGTGGTCAGTTTAAAGTTGCTGGTATTGGTAAATTTGTAGCCGATCAAACATTTAACGGAGTTGACCTAGTTAAAACTGTAGATGTTTCAGCAAACATTCAAGATGCGAGAAATTGCCAAGTACAGCTACTTGATAATACGAATAATTTTGAGAGAATATATACTAAACTAGAGGCCATTGATGCATCAAATGTTAGAATAACAACTAACATACCGCTACCAGCGGGGCCATATCGTCTAATAGTAATAGAGTAAGGAGAATACCTTGAAAGTTTACGGACAACTTGAAAGAGCACAGGCAGAACTATTAGCAAGTGACCCAACGGGAGCTGGACTAATCAACGGACGTGTCTGGTTTAACACTGTTTCTACTAAGTTAAATTTTTACGATGGTGCTGTTAGAAGTATTGTTTCTGAGAATGGAACACAAACTCTAACTAACAAAACACTTTCAGGAAACATTGCTGCTAACTTGTCTCCCGATGGAGTAGAAACGCTCACTCTACCTGTGGCGACTGACACACTTGCAGCGTTGGACTTAGCTCAAACTCTACAAAATAAAAGTTTACCAACAATTAACTTTCCTCATCAAACTACCCCCGCTACTCCCGCTGCTGGAAATTCTAAACTCTA